GGAGTATTAAATGCCTGATCCCTCTATGATCCCCGGCACGGAGATGACTTTCGACGCGCCGATGCCGCAGGGCCAGCGAGGAGGGCAGAGTGCGGAGTTGGCTGAAGCTCCTAAGTTCTCGTCTACTCCGATGGGCAAGAGGAGCGAAGCTCCGAAGCCTATCATGGACGAGATGACGTCGGAGGTGATGGACAAGTTCCTGATATGGATAGATCAATGGATATTGGACCTCGAGAACGCTCAAGCTCCCTTGATGAATGACTGGGCTGCACAGGAGAAGGCGTATAGAGCTCTTCCTGATCTCGACCTGCCTTTCGCTCCCTTCGAGGGATCGTCGAACGAGACTATCCCTGTTGGCGCGATGGCAGTCGATCCAATCTTCGCGCGGCTCGACATAGGGACGTTCAAGCAGGAGCCTGTCTTCTCCTTCAAGCCGCTTCGGAAGGACATCACTCATGTCATGCCCTCTGTAGAACGGTTTGTCGACTACTACCAGAAGCACAAGCTCAAGCTCCGCCAGGTAGCTCAGCCTCGACTGCTCGAGTTCGTCAAGCTCGGCACGATGGTCTTCAAGGTCATCTACGACCGCGAGGAAGCTGAGATACTTGGCTACGAGGAGGGCTTCAAGAAGGTCACGAAGAAGATTGAGACCCGCTTCGCTGGGCCGCGGGTGATAGGGATTCACCTCGGTGACTTCCTGTTCCCGCCGTTCTACGAGACAATCCAAGACTGCCCCATTGTCATCGAGCGTCAGCGCACGACGTATGAGAAGCTCAAGGCGATGGAGACGGCGGGAAAGCTGGCGAACGTCGATAAGATCAAGTACCAGCAGACTATCGGAGAGCGTACGAAGATCGAGGCTGCTCGTGAAGATGCGTCGAAGCATGCACTTCGGACGTTCTACGAGAACGAGCTGAAGGTGTATGAGATTCACTGCGACTTCTCGGTGAAGGAGGGATCGCCTCCGTCGCACTTGGTCCTGACCTATCACCGTGACACTCGCACCGTCCTTCAGCTCCGTCTCAACTGGTACTTCCATCAGAAGAAGCCCTACGTCCTCGCGCCTTATCAAGTCGCCAACGACACGATGCTCGGCATCGGTATCATGGAGATGGTCAAGCCGCTCCAGGATGCGATTACGAAGTGGCATCGCATGGCACAGGACAATGCCTACATTGCTAACATCAGGATGTTCATTGTCCGTAGAGACTCAGGGATTGAGGAGGTTCCGAGGCTCTACAGCGGCAGGTGCTTCTTCGTCGACGAGCCGACTAAGGACTTCATCCCCTTTGCGGCCGGGGACATCTATCCCTCGACTCTCGCTGAGCGCCAGAACCTGTTCGGGATGGTCGAGAAGCGGACCGGGGCGAGTGACTACCTGACTGGTCGAGAGAGTCCGATCATTGGGACTCGAGCGACGGCGACGAGCACGCTGGCCCTTATCAAGGAGGGCCTTGCCAGAGTCGAGGAGGTTCTTGAGAACGTTAGGCAAGCTTTTGCAGAGATCACTGAGTTCGTCATCAGCCTCTGGATTCAGTACGGGACGGGTGATCTCGAGACGTTGGTGTATGGAGCAGATGACGAAGTCACGAAGGGCGTCAAGCAGTTCTTCAAGATGGTCAACATGGAGAACATCAACGGCGCCTTCGCAGTCGACTTGACCGTCACTGATACCGCGACTAACAAGCAGGCTCAGCAGCAAATGCAGCTCGCGCTGATCCAGGTGATGATGCAGTACCTGGAGAAGGTGCTAGAAGCCGGCCATAGTGCTCTCGAGGCCCTGAAGCAAGGCGTCCCTGAGTACGCCGAGATGGTCAAGGAAGTGATGCACGCTGCGAGAGAAATGTTCCGCGATCTGGCTCAGAAGTACGACATACCTAACCCAGATGACTACTTGCCTGATCTGGAGAGGTTTATCAATGTCAGAGCGAACGGTGGAGCTGCCCCTGGACAAGGAGGGGGCGGAGACGGTCAAGGACGAGCTGGTGGATCTCAGGGAGAGCCGAGTCTACCAGTTGGTACAGGCGCGTATAGAGGGCCTACTTCAGCAATGCCTGGGCAAGCTGGAGAGGGAGCAAGACGTAATGTCGCTGAAAGGCTTGCAGGGGCAGGCTCAGGCGTACCGTAGGGCGTTGGGAATGGTCAGCGAGATACTGAGGGAGATTGAGAACACGAACTACGCAAAGAGGATGGAGGTACACAGTGGGAACTAGCGCAACGCCGGCGGGGGCTCCTTCAGCACCTCCGTTGAGAGAAGACGTGACTCTGGAGGACATGGAGAGGTCGCTCAAGGATCGCGAAGCGGCGGACAAGGCAGCTAAGGATCAAGCTGACGCCGAGACGAAGATCAAGCTCGAGGCGAAGCTGAGAGCTGAGTCTGAAGACCCTCAGATCAGGGGACTTCAGGAAGCCCTGCGGATCAGTGAGGAAGCGAGGAAGCGAGTTGAGGACTTGGCTGCGGCAGGCCGCGCGCCGGCTCCGAAGAAGGAGGATGAGCTTCCTAAGCTGACCAGGGAGCAGCTTGCTGAGCTTCATCAGCGCGATCCGCTCGCTGCAATCGAGTATATGCAAGCGGACGCTGATCGCAGGTTGAGCGAGAATCTGGAGCGGAGGCTAGCGCCGCTGATCTCAGGTGGATCGACTACTGCTCGTGAGGCAGCTCGAGCCAAGTACCCCGATGAGTTCGAGCTGTTCGGCGGAGACATTGAGAAGATGCTCTCCGACCCTCGAGTCAGTCGAGATGCCATGAGCCAGCCACAGGCGTGGGAAGACATGATTGCCTACGTTCGCGGGAGATCGGGGAACTTCGAGAAGCTGGTTGAGCATCGCGCGAGCAAGGACAAGGACAAGGCGGCTCGAGACGCTCAAGCTCGTGAAGCGGCTAGTGCTGGTGCTCACACGAGGACTGACGTCAGGCCGCCAGCTCCGGCCTCGGGCGTGGAGCTCGACGCAGTTGAGAAGGAGATCGCGAAGGCGATTCACAGTAACCTGTCAGAGGAAGACGCATACCGTGAGTACCGGAGGTACAAGGGGGTCGCTCGATGACAGACAAGCCTGTAGTGAACGAGCCTGAGAAGCCGAAACAGACTCGGGCAGATGTGAAGGCGGAAATCAAGCGCTTGGCGGATCGACTGAACAAGATGGACGCGCAGCGGCACTCCGGCGCTCCGTCTCGGCTCCCAAAGGAGCGGATGCTCGACGCGTCGGCGCTGGAGAAGAAAGACCCGGATCATCACTATCTATACGTCAACACCGACGATCCGGGGAACGTGCAGACTCACATCGACGACGGCTACAAGGCTGTCAGCGAGGATGAGTGCAAAGGCTCTGGTGTTCGAGAGAAGGTCGGTGAGCTGGTCCTGATGAGGGTCCCTCGAGAGGACTTCGAGGAGAGGGTTGAGCGGCAGAAGGAGGTCGCCGCGGGTCGCCTGGAAGCGCATCGGGCTGAGTTCAGGAAGGAAGTCGAAGGAGTCGTGAGAGAACTCCGTGATCGAGGAATGAGCGATCACGACATCTCGCGAATCCTTGTAGACGAATAGGGGGATAAGTGGCAAGTCAATTCCCTCCGTTTCTCGCCCACGCGCAGGCGCCCGGGAGTGAGCCCAGGGTCTATGAGGCGACGTTCCTGTCAACGGACGTCTCGCAGCCGTTCGAGTTCGTGTTCTTTGACACGGCGGACAACAACGTGAAGGAGTGCGGCACGGACCCGGCACTGATTCTGGGCCTAGTCCTCGGCAACGCTCCAGCTTCCACGCTGATCTCGGCCGCGACAGGAAAGCCTCAGCCCTATGCCGCGAACAAGGTGCCAGTAGCGGTGTTGAGAGCGGACACAGTCATCGGCCTGAGTAGCACGACTACTCCGGCGCTGAGCTTCGTCACGAGGAAGTTCGGACTGACGAAGGTTGCTGCCGGAGGCAGGAATTTCTGGCAGTGTGACACGTCGAAGACTGGAGGTACTGCGCGAGGTGTCATCATCGACATAGACATCACGAACGGTATCTTCTACGTCAATTTCCTTCCTGCGAACCTGCAGGGTCAGGCAGTCGTCAGCTAACTAGGAAAGGAGCTCACAATGGTTATGGTCAGGGGCGCCTTCTCCAACTTGCTGGCGCCTGGCTTCCGTAAAATCGTCTTCGAGACCTATAAAGAGAGGCCGACTGAAGGCGATCGCTGGATCAACATGAACCGCTCTGCCCGTGCGTACGAGGAAGACTTCCCCATCGCCGGGTTCGGGACGTTGCTGACAAAGCCGGAAGGCGCGCCGGTGACGTACCAGGACGCGATTCAGGGAGTGTTGAAGCGCTACACCTGGACCACGTATGGCCTCGGCTTCAGGATCACTGAGGAGATGATGGAGGACGATCTGTACGGGATCATGGGGGCGAAGATGTCCCGTGCGCTCGGCAGGTCGGCAAGGAACAACTACGAGGTCGTAGCCCACGCGCCGCTGAACAGTGCGTTCGATACGACGGTGAGCGGGTTCTACTCAGGCGAGGCGTTGATTCAGACAGGTCACACAACGATCCGTGGATTCTCAACGGCGAACGCTCCGACCACGGCGACGAACCTGAGCCTTCCGGCACTCCAGGCCGCTGTTGAGAGCTTCCACGCTCTCATCGACGAGTCGAACCTGCCGGCGATGTTCATTCCCAGGTTGCTGATCTACAACCCTGCCGACCACTGGATCGCAAATCAGATCCTGAAATCGGAGAAGCTGCCTGGAGGGAATCAGAACGACGTGAATCAACTGGAGAGGGAAGGGATTCAGCCGATGCTGAACCACTACCTCACCAACACGAAGTCGTGGTATGTGATCGCGGACAATCACGACGTCAACTATTTCGACCGTCGGCCGCCGAGAATGACTAACACCGACGACTTCGAAACGGGAGACGCCAAGTTCAAGTTGACACGCCGGAACGGATCAGGGTTCGGAGACTGGCGCGGGATGTATGGAAGCATCGGCCAATAAGCGACCGTCGTTTCTAGGACGGCACATGATGAGGAGGTAACATGCCAGTTGTAGGAGTTCAGGGGTCAGCGTATCCGTACCTGACCAATCGCGGTATCACGCCTGGGAGGAGGTTCATCCAGAGGGGTGATAGCGCAGTGTATCATCAGACCTGGGGGAACGCCGTGCAGCCGTCGGGTGCGGCAGTTGCTGCGACGACAGCAGTAGTCGACAACATCCTAACGGGAATACTCGGGCCGAACACTGCTACGCTGACGCTGACGCCGAACGGGACTACTGGTTCAGCGAACGGCGTAGTTGTGGCTGGCGGAGTAGCAACGCTGAACGCTGCCTACGGTCCGTGGACAGGTAGCAGGAACGTTGTGGTGACTGTCACTCACGCTACATCTATCGTAGCGGTGAGTGGTACGATCACCGGCATCGATGTGTATGGAAGGGTGATTGCTGAGAACTGGTCTGTCACTGCCACCGGTACGTCGAAGACCTACGCGACGAAGAAGGCGTTCAAGTACGTAACGCAGATCACGATCACTGCGGCGAGCGATGCGTCAGCGGACACGGTCAAGGTCGGAGACGGAGTGGTCTTTGGCCTGGATGTGAGAGCGAGTGCGGCTCAGGGCATCTCGGGCGGACTCGCCGGGCTGGCGTTGAAGGAGATCGTGGACAGCGCGCTAGTGACGACGGGGACTATCATCCCGTTCGACCCAACGAACAGCGGACTCTCAGCCTCGTTCTCAGCCGATATGAGAGGGACGTACGCGCCGTCAGCAGCGCCAAACGCGTCGCATCTGTACGACATCTGGTTCATCACAGACGATCCCGAATATTCAGACGCGCTCGGCTAGCCTGGATCGGACTTGATCCAGAGAGGAACATGAAGAGACTAATCGCGGTAGCAGTGAAGGGGTCATGGGAGGGCGATTGGCAGCGAGCTCAGGGAAACGAGGTCGCTGTCATCGCCGCTCCTATAGGGGAAGGGGAAGAGGTCTGGCTGGAGATGGAGAGCGGGAACGGAGACGGGAATCGAAAGTGGACGAAAGTCCTCCTAAGATCAGGGGCTCCGTTCAGCCTTAAGTCGACAGGTCTCATTCGCTATCGCCTCGTCAAGGACGGTAGCAGAGCGGTGGAAGCTCTACCAACTTCCGTGGAGATGGTGTTATCAAATGGGCTTGCACCTACACGACGCCGGCCTGCTGACGGTTAAGCAGGGGACGAACGCTAGCAACGCATACGCAGCTCAGTCGGCAGTGGGGCAGATTTCAGCCGGCGGGCTCGACGTATTCACTCCGCCGACGTTCCAGGCAGAGACGTACACAGTTCAGGTAGCGCCTGTCGCTAACCCACAGCCGACTGACTGGGTGACGCTTCAGTGGCAGCCTGGGACGGATGTGGTCCTAGCTGCTAACCGGTGTGTCAGCGTACCGTTTGGCGCCGGCTTCAGGGCGATCCGAATCTTCTGTACGAACGGAAATGCGGTAGCGGACAGAGTCTTCCGGATCGTGCTTCAGCTATCAACGGACGGGCTCGACTGATGCCGCGACAGCAGCTTGAGCTAGGGAGGCTGGTGATTCGCAAGGGCGAACGAGCGTCGAGCGAGGTGAAGCTGCACGGGGATACAGTAGTTCTGACTGTCTATGTTCCGGAGTTGACGGGAGACACGGCGGAGGTCCAAGTCAGCCCGGACGGTAGCGATAGCTACTTGACCTACGTGCATAAGGGCATCCCTGTTCGACTGGCTAGAGGCAGAGCCTTCGACGTACCGATTCCAGCGTGCAGGTCGCTGAGAGTGATCAGTAGTGCGGATGAGGAAAGCGAGCGGACGTTCCACGTTCTAGAACTTCTCGAAATGTGAGGGTGAAATGCCAATCTCGGCTTTAGGGACTTTCTTCACTACAACGTCCGGACCTGGAACGTTCGTAGCGCAGCAGGCGGCGATCACTGCGTTCAGCGACACCGGACCGTTGTGGGTGATCTTCAACAGGGCGCCTCCAGGTGGACAGTCGATCTATCTGAGGTGGCTCAAGCTGCTTCTCGGCGGCACGGCGCCGACGGCGACGGTGAGTTTGGACTGTGCGGTGAGAACTGATGTAGGCCCCAAGGTTCCAACAGGTGCTACCCAGTTCGCCAATCCGGCGTCGGTTAACGTCGACGGGCGTGACGGAACGTTGTCAGTTGCCACCTACTACGCATACACCGTCGCTGCTGCGATGGTCACACCGGCATCGAGCGCGTCGGTGAGACAGTGTGCGTACGGCCGGATTCCGACGAGTCTGGGCATCGTCGGGGACGAGTACACGTTCGAGTTCGGAACGACGGAGTCGACAAAGTCGATGGTGCCGGGTCTGACTGCTACGCGAGCAACAGCAGCGGCTCAGCTCTCTGAGAAGATGGCTCCTGTCGTGATCGCCCCTGGAACGTGGGCGACGATCCATCTGTGGTGGCTGACGGCAGCGACGAACGCGCCGTCCTGGTCGTGGGAGATAGGGCATTACGAAGCGCTCTAATACCTCATCCGTGACTGGAGCGTAGTATGGCAGGCATGGAGTGTGTAGCAGCGCCGACGTTCACGGACCCGGTAGCGTCGGCAATAGAGCCAGGATACTTCAACGTTTGTGGAGATACGGTTCTGTTGTTCACTTGGGACAGCACGAAGGTCACCTTCGACTCGAGCACACTGACATGGGACAGCGCTTCCTGAACGGGTGGAGACAGCCAAAGGGCGGGAGGTGGAAGCTGGAGACGCCGAAGCTTGACTCTCTAGTTCCGCCTACCCCGATCTTCAAGTACGGTGCGCTAGCTCTGCTGACTGTGATAGCCATTGCGCTCGTCCCGTCTTGGGCTCCGCTAGTGCTATTCGGACTTGTGCAGAGTCTCCCTGGCATTGGCACTCTGCCTGACGATCACACCGGCGATCCGCTTCGCACAGGTGGACAGAAGCTGCGCAGCTACCTCTCTGGGTACTCTAAGACCTACTTCGCTGGGTGGTATGCGTATACTGGGACTAACGAGCAGAAGATCACCAGCGCTATCGCAGACGCTGTCGCAGCTGGTGCGTTATACGTTCTCGTGCCGCAGTCGATGCTGCCGTACGTCGCGGCGAACGTGACGTTCAACAACGCTGT